AAAGACTTAACCATGTTCCCAATGGTTACGTTTCAGGGTCAAGATACAACCGCAGTCAGCTCTCAGTTAATGCGACAAGGTGTTTCGGACATGAATAGGTTTATAAACACAACCGCTCCGCGTTCTAGCCCTAGTATGTTATCTACTAGCATGACTACTAGAGCACGTGTTCACACCAAAACCGCTCCAATGAGAGATTTTGTCAGCCAATACACTTACACAATAGGCGACATTCTTGACGTGTTTAGTGTAAGTAAGAGGGAACTGTTACCATGTGATGACCCAGAGCGTGGAGAACAGTGCCCTTATTATCAGGTTAATGATAATATAGGCTACTTCTGCGATAAGAATGTACAACCTGGTATGAACCAGAATTACTACTTGAGCCAGTTAGTACGCCTAAGTCTGAAGAGTGCGGGTGCAACCCTTTCGGACACTACAGAACCCAATGTAAACGACCTTAAATCGCTCGATACCGACGCGAATTGGGGTAAAGTTTCAGTTAAAACTACATCTAAAGCTAGTCTCGAAAAGACTGGTTCAGATATTTCAAAATAAATCTTATTTTTATTTGAAAATGGGGTTTAAATTTTATTTATATCACGTATAATAATAAGTAGTAGGGGAACGGTACGATTATTGTTCTCCTGCGACTTATTAACCGAATTATACTAATATGGCAAACAAACCAACATGCATGGCTGTTTGGTCCATTACCTATAGTGAGACCGTTAACAACCGGCTTCCTACCCCAGATAAATTCAAATCAGCTTTGGATAATCTAGACCCGAACGGCTACATTTTTCAACTCGAAAAAGGTAAAGTCGAAGGGAGACTTCATTTTCAATGTAATTTGAGATTGAAAGAGAAAATGAAAATGTCTGATCTTCGAAAAGCTCTAAAATCAGTTTTACGAGAGTATTTCGGAGCGGGGTGTATGACAATCCGTCCTACGCACCATCTAAAAAGCGCCGACCTGTACTGTATGAAAGAGGATACTCGCGTTGCAGGTCCATGGCTTTTTCCTGACAATATTTATATTGGCCAAGACCTTATAAAACAGTTCTATCCCTGGCAAGCAAGCTTATATTCGATGGTGATGGCAGCACCAGACGATAGGAAAATTCCGCTTATATGCGATACGACAGGGAACAAAGGTAAATCTGTTTTTGCTAAAACACTAGGTTACCGTCATGGCGCATGCGTTATTCCTTTAGGATTGACGTCCGCCCAGATGAAATCTGCAATCGTTAGCGCAGGTCCTAAAACTATTTATATTTTAGACCTTCCTAGGAACAATAAGTCCTATCAGGAAATATTTGATACGATTGAGGAGTTAAAGCGAGGCTTCGTGATCTCATGTTTCCATGGGAAACTAAAGGAACTGTACATGTCTCGTCCGCATGTTGTATGCTTTACAAATGAGTTTCCTGAACTCAGTTATTTATCGTTCGATATGTGGGATTTGTACCAAATATCGACATCCATGGAGCTGGAACACGTTGATAAATTTAAAGTTCAACGCTTTCAGAACCAGAATAAAAAGAATAATAATGTATTCTATCAATCAAGTATGGTTGAATTTTAGTTTTAGATATCCTATTGAGTGACAGCGGCAGCGCCTTAGGATATCTTTTAAATATGGAGATTAACTATGACATATTTTCTAGCGTATGGAGCTTTAACGAGAGGGCTTCGTAGAAGAGCGACGGTAAAGCCTGCGGTAGCCCCCGCAGCTCGTCCAGTAAGCTTACCACAAGCCTCGAATAGGCTTGTAGAAACAATGCCTTCAGCATTGAAAGTGGAATCACCACGTAGAACAGCGACAGCAACTCAGCGAAAATCCCAACCGATCGAGAGCCCAAAACCGTCTCGTAGTGGGGGAAGGGTAGGTGGTACATATACGCCTCCTAAAAACTCCACTGTAGTCGGTAACGACACAACGGTTCCCATGGGTCCGGTCTATTTAAAGGGACCACAGAAGAACACGGTCATATCTTACACAGAATATGATACAAGTGCTCCTCCCCCGCCCATGGAAATTGCTTACGAAGTAGGGCAAACTGGTTCAACTAAAAGGTTGAAAGAGTATAAAAACATGTATAAAGGTTCGACTTATGAACTTGATACTCCTACTTTGGTTGTTGGTGGCAGCGGTTCCAACTATGAAAAAAAGTTTCGCCCGTCAACAATGGCTGGATTTGGTAGAAAAAATGTTGTCTGGCCATATTGGCTGCACGACTATTATTCAAACCAAAATAACCAGTTGACCGCTAGCACATCTTGTTTTAACCGTGATCAAATTGAGAACGTGTTACGCAAAATGTGGGAAGCAGTAGGGGTTTCAGATTCCGAACTGGATACTATAATCCCAATGATAGAGAACACGGCTGGCGGAGACGTTCGTGTTGACTTCCCACTTGATTACATTGAGTGTGACTACAAATATTTTAATAATAATATAGCTATGCCTATAGATATGTCCCTATATATTTGTACGCCGGTTAAAGATTTAACCTCAGCACATTCTCCTATGTATGATTGGTTCAATCCCGGCACTGCTGATCGTCTTAACGATCCAGAACTTATGTTAACAGACTATTACTATGAGCCTGTTCTGACAGCTCAGAACAATGTCATGTTTAATAATTCGTCTGGTACAATTTCAAATATTGCAATTAGAGCTCAACGCTCTTCAATATTAACCGCCTCTACTGAGGTTGTCCCTGAAGCCACACCTCAAGGTTTCAGTGTTAAGTTCCGCAGGAATTGGAATGTAATGCACGTTCAGCAATTTCATTTAATGCCTCAGCAGGAACTTATTGTAAAATTTAGGGTTAAACTCTCTAAACTTTTAGATTTTAAGCAATTTCTTGCTTATGATTCATTTGGTGAAAAATTCCAAAGTTTTAAAGACTTAACCATGTTCCCAATGGTTACGTTTCAGGGTCAAGATACAACCGCAGTCAGCTCTCAGTTAATGCGACAAGGTGTTTCGGACATGAATAGGTTTATAAA